GTTATAGTAATTAGACAAGTCGGTAGGTGTATAAGCTGTAGCGTCCAACTTAGAATTTATCTTCGTGTCAGTATCACCACTATAAGTATTGAAATCAGTAGTCTCAACGTAACCGCTTAATTGGTCTGATACATCAACATTAGCTATAGCTGTATCAACTTCAGATTTGGTATAGTAGTTAGATAAGTCTGTTGGAGTGCTTGCACTTTCAATCCTATTGTCTACTTCAGTCTTGGTGTAGTAGTCGTTAACCAAAAGGTCTGTAAGGTCTAATACGTTCTGCTGACGTGTTGCAATTTCATCGTTAATTGCTTCCTGGTGTTCTGTGTCAGCACTTGTAGAACGTTCTATTTCTCCATCAATTTTAGCACCCAATTCAGCTATAACTTCTGGATAGGTACTACCACTTTCATCATCAACAATTATATTACTATTGATATAAAATTCTGTGGTTCTATCCAAATACTTTGTGCTATTAAGTACCAAATACTGTAGAACACCCTCACCAAGGGTAAGAAGTTCACTCCAATACAATTTTATATAATATTCAGTCACAGCAGTCTCACCATTGATTATAGCGTCCACATCATCAATAGTTACTTCACGCTGAATCGGAATAACATCTTCATTGGTCTTGTATATAAAGAAGCTTTCAGCGTTCACAGTATAGAACTTAATAGTGAAATTATTAATGTTAATAATCTTTGGATTAAGCTTTACGAATACGTCTGCGTTATTAACTCTTTTCATTATTCTTCGTCTTCTTTATTCTTATTATTTTCAATAGTATTCTGTGACACATCTGTAAATGGTATAATGTGTTTGTCACCGTCTTCTCCAATACCATTATATCCAAGTTCTTTTCTTACCTCATTGATTGAAAGTACACCACTATTAATAAGTGTTGAGTAATAATTACTCTGTGCTGCTTTATCTGTTCTAAGAATTTCGTTGGTCTCAAGGGTAATAGATAGGTTATCTTCAGACTGTCTTAAGAGTTTCCTATCAAACTCGTTTTCAATCATTGATATATAAGGTTGAAGAGTGTGTACCAAGAATTCATTTTGTACAGCTTCTAAGGTGTTAAAACTAACCTTTGACAAGTCACCTAACAACACTGGATTTATACCAAAGAACCTTGCAATATCAGTTACCGAGAATTGTCTTGATTCCAACATCTGACTTTCTTTGGCTGATAACTGTACAGACTGATAGTCCATGTTACCCTGAAGAATTGCTATACCACTACCGTTAGCTGTATAGGTTTCATTCCAAGCACTTCTTAAGTCTTCTCTCTGCTTTTGGTTTACAGGTCCTTGAACTTTCAAGATACCATTTATCATCATTCCATTGTCAAAGAAAGACTTTGCAGCGTTCTCAGAACTGTGAGCAATACCAAGTGACCTTGCAGCGTTCTGTAGAACTGACAAGCCCTTAACGCCATCGTAAGAAAACATCACCAAGTGTATCATTTCCTTTGGCTCTACACGCTGTTTCAACATTGGAATATCGTAGTACAACTTGTTCTTAATCTTGTCGAATACGATATTAACATCATTTGGCTCTAAATATCTTAAAGCCTTTACATTTCCATTTGCACGTTCAATAAGTGCAAATCCGTTACCCCTAAGAAGTACTGATTGAACAAGTAACTTCATTAAAGTAAACCTACTAATAAGATTGTTGGTGTTTCTGTCTGAAAAGACGTAATTTAGTGGGTGTTTGTCTGCTTCATTCTTACCGCTTTCGTCCTGGATAAGAATTTTAATAGGTAAGCTTGCTATTGAATTAGAAATCAACTCAACAGCCCTATATACTGCTGACAAATTCATTGCAGAATATTGGTTGTTACCAGTGAAAAAAGGCAAAGCACCACTTGCGTTACAACTTACGTAGGTTAATTCACGTTTCTCTTCTGTTGGCTTCTGTCCTGTCCAACCTAATCCGTTAAAAATACCCATTTTCTAAGTTCTTTACCTAAATTATTTAATTATATACTTATAAATATCTTGAAGGTTGTAATTATATCGAAATATTAAATACTAATCAAAGTGTTATCGTAATGCTGCTCTGTAAGATAACCACCTAAAGCGTCACAAATGGCTGCTACACCATCTATTTTATTCTCAGACATCTTATTTAACTTGATAGGCTTTACATTGTTATTGTAGTCTTCACGTAGTTCACAGTTACTAAACATCCATCTTGTTATTGGGTTATCATCTAATACCAAGTGTTCATTACGTGCTATCATTTCACAGTGCCTGGTAGGGCGATTCATTGAGCCTGTGGACTGAGAAAATGGTACACAGTTATAACCTAATTCAGTTAACTTGATTATAAGTGCTGTAGACTGCCAAGAATCGTAGTATATAGATTCAATTGGTACAACCTGGTTAATCTTCTGTATCTGATTTAAAATATACTCGTAGTCTACTACGTTTCCACTTGTTAAGTCCAAGTACTTCTGTTGATACCAATTCCTATATTTCTCCCTATTTGGGCTTTCTTCCAAGGCTGATTGAGGTAAGAAGTAGTAGTTCTTGAAGATATACTTCTGATTGATATTGTCAAAGATTAACACTGAAATTGCAGTCATGTCACTAACACTTGATAAGTCCAATCCAACGTAGCAAACGTGGTTTCCCCAATCCTCCAAATTTACTTTCTCAGAACACTTCAGTATATATTCTGCTGGAATCCATTCACCAATTGCGCTTGCTACCCATTTATTCAATATCTTGGTCTTAAAATTGGTCATTAGATTAGGGTTATTCTTGGCTTTGACCAGTTCGCTCTTAATATAGTCTTCAGTCACAGTTAAACCAAGATTAGGTTGGCACTTAAGCCAATTCTTAGGGTCTTCTATATCATCGTCTTCATCAAGTTCAAATATAAAGGCTGCTAAAGAATCGTCCTGGAGTTTTCCGTGTAGAAGTTCAACACAAGTATTTCTCATCGTATAACAAGGGCTTGTAAGGTCAAAGCCACTTGTGGTAACGTAAATTATCAATGGCTGTGTTCTCATTCCCACAGAAGACGTTAAAACTTCTGATACAGCGTTTGAAGGTGCTGCGTGGTATTCGTCAATAACTGCCGCACTTATATTAAGTCCATCAAGTCTATTAGCGTCTGCTGATACCACCTTCATTATACTCTTAGTTGGTGGGAACTTAATACTATCTCTATATTTCTTGAAGTACTTACCCTTTGGGTCTATATAAGAAACGTAATTGGTAGCCATTGTGAAAGCAAGTTGGGCTTGTGCTGTACTATTTGCAGCAAATATAACTTGTCCATCGTTTTCTCCATCTGCTACCAAGTGATATAAAGCCATTGCTGAAGCAAGTGCTGTCTTACCACTCTTACGACTTAGTTGAAGGTATAGTTCTCTCGTTACTCTGAGTCCACTATCCTTATAGACCAAACCGTAGACGTAATATATTACAAACTTCTGCCAATCACTTAACTTGAAATTGGAGTGAGCAAATTTTCCTGTACTTAGTTTCAGTTTCTCAATGAAAGTAACTACCTTATCAGCCTTCCTGGTGTCGAATATAATATTATCTGATTCAAGATAGGACAAAAAGCGTTTGCAAGCAAGTTTTATCAACTCACCTGCAACGATTTCACCATTCAATACCTTAGTTGGGTAGTCTGTGTACTTTCCATCAATCATTAGTTATTGGTCTATATTTCTCAACAAAGTCTATCAACTCCTGTTTATTTTTAGTCCTGGAGTACTCTTCGTAATTGTTCTTATTTAAATACACTGTTATCATCCTAATAGTTCTTTTAATTCATCATCTTCATTGTCATTGTTTAGGTCTATCTTGCTCTGAGCCTTTGGTGTTAATCCAAATTCAGACAAGAACTTGGTAATCTGAACTTGAGCGTCTACCATTACCTTAATCAAAGGGTTCTTGGTATAAGAGCCGTTCTTAGCCATCAGCAATAAGCCATCAGTCTTAATAGACTCCTTACACTGTTGGTATAGTTCAAGATTATCCGCAAGGATTTCAAGTGGCTTTTCCCACTCACTGTTTACCTTACCGTACTTATCCTTTAAGTACTTCTTTACTGCTGTAAGGTACTTTACTGTTGAAGTTGTATAATCATTAGTTTTCATTGTATATTGATACTTTTATAAATAAATATTGGTAAAATTAAAAAAATATCTCCTTAGAAATATTTAATTGGTGATACTGAGTACCTGGTGTATTCAGTTAAGCGTCCCCTCAGTATCACTAAAATTACAAAATGTGTTTACAAAGTAAACGCTAATATAGATAATAATATAATTATATAATAAAATAATAATATAAAAAGAAATAATATATAAATAAAAATATAATATTATATATAAAAATATTATTTAAAAATAAATAAAAGTAGAAAGAAAATAATATATTATAAATAATATATTACAAAAGAAAGAAGATTTTTATTAAAACTATTTGAAATAAAATTTTTTTTATTAGTTTTTTAAAAAAAAGTTATCAAAAAATTGAATTTTTCGTTTTATCGTAATATTTATTATTGTAAGGGCTGTGGAACAGTTGACCTGTTCCAAGCCCAAATTAATAACTAAGATTTAAATTTTTATTAAAAATGGAAAACAGTACTTCAACAAACAAGAACTTGTGCTATAGCTTCATCGCTGTACCAACTAATCTTTTCTTCAGCTTGGACAATAACCTCAGAAACGCTCTTACAGTGCTTCTACAACTCTCAAGTGTCTTTGCTGACCAAGAAGGATATTTCTTCAGAACCAATGAAGACTTACAAGATGACTTCAAAATGGGTAAGAACTTAACTATCGCAGTCCTGGAATCTTTATACCAATACGGACTTCTTTCAGTTAAATCAGTTGGTTTCACCAAGAAGAATGGTAAGAAACAAGTAAACTTCTTCAGAGTGAACACTGAAGTCTTCAAGGACTACGAAAAGTATCACATTTACACCATTACCAAGAATGAAGAGTTACACTTGAACACAGTAGACTACAAGGCAAAGGACTTCAAAGTGACCTATACAGCCGATACAGAAAACTCTTCAGCAGACGTTGAGACCAAGGTGACTGAGGAAATACCAACCGAAGTGGTAGAAAACGTCTCAGAAGCCTCAGAAACGGCTAATACAGACTCTGTAGAGACTGATACCCTCACCGATGAAGAAATTGATACGTTGGAAGACACCGTTTTGTTCTCAGACGAAGAGGAATGTCCGTTGACAGACGATGAACTTAAGGAATTCAATATAAGGAAACTCCCAACTGCTATTAAAGAAGTAGAATCAGACGCTTTTCGACCTGGTGCAGAAGGTAAAGTGATAGAAACAGCAAGTGTAGTGCCAACAGACTTGGGAAAGGTTGAAACAAGAAGTTTCAGTACCAATGTGAATAGTGAAGGTGTGAATGAGGAAATTATAGGAAAGTGCTACGGCTTGGCTAATAGGTACTGCGAAATGGAAATACCAAACTCTGAAAAGTCCCTGGAGTTGTGCAATCAAGCCTTGGACTACATCAACGACAAGTACCAAAAGAAGTATATAACTGAAGCAGACAAGAATAGACTTACCAAGGTCATTATCGAAGCAAGGTACAAAAAACACCGTATCTAAATTGTAATTCAAATATATTGTTATCGTTATTATTTATTCCCCTACTATTGAAACTACGGTAGGGGAATTTAACCAAAAAGTTACGAAAATTAGTAGTTTTTCAGTTTGGAATATATTTATATTAAGAACAATAATAAATTAAAACGATAACAACAATGAAGAATAAATTATTTATTTTAATCTTAGTCTTGCTGCCAATAATTACAGCGTTAGACGTTCACTTGTATTACAAGAATAAAGCCACAGAAAACTTTATTGAATTGCTTAAGAGTATTGAAGAGGAAAGAGATACTACTTATACTCTAAGGAACTACGAAGTTCTTACCGATTCTATAAATAACTTGATACAAAAGTGGCGCAACGGTGATACAAGTTACTAATAGAGGAAAGAAACCACTTCACCAGCGTTTCAGTGAACTTGATAACAAGGTGTTTAGTGCGTTCTGTCAGACCTTCAACAATGTTGATTGGATTGCTGACTTCAAAGACAATGAAGATGAATTTTGTGGTATAGACCTACAACTTACCGCTAAGACTTCATTAAAAGAATCTACCTACGATGTGGAAATCAAATCCGTACACCTGGAGAAACAACTTGATTACTGTTTCTTTCAATGGGACAAGTGGTTTAGTTTTTGCCAATGGTGCAACGATAAGAAACTATACGTAGTAATATACCCAAACCTAAACAAGATAGCTGTTTGGAAGGTTGATAGTGATTTATTCAAGAAGAGTGAAAAGGATTACGTATCAATGAGAAAGAATAGTTGCAATGGAAGCAATAAGAAAGAGAAGTTAGTTTATAAGTTTAAGTTGTCAGACGCTAAAGTATTTGACTTCAATCTTACAGAATATAAAGATAAGTACCGTGCCTTACATCAAGAAATTATCAAAAAAGGTTAATAATAGGAACAATAGAAAACGTAATAAGTCTTATAAAGAGAAACTACGTGTTAAGCTATATAATAAAGCCGCTTGGAAGAAACTTAGATTGGCTTATTTAATGCAACACCCACTTTGTGAAAGATGTTTAAGTAATGGAATTGTAAACGGTAGTAAAATTCAATGTCACCATAAGCTAAGCCCATTCGATGAAGGTTTAACAGAAGCAGAAAGACTTGAAAGATTACTTTCATGGGACAACCTTGAAAGTATTTGCCCTAAGTGTCACGGAAACGAACACAGAAAACAACAAATAGAAGATGATAATAAAAACAAAAACTAAGAAAGAAGCGGAAACACTTTTAAAGGCAATTCAAATAGCACACTACGAAAAGTTTGTAGATGTAAAAATAGAATACCCTAACGGATATTATGGTATCTTTAACAAAAGAGACGATAATAACCAGTTCATTCCATTTGCTTTTAGATACTTAAATAATGGAAGAGAAATATATAAAGAACAATGAGTAACGCAGTAATTTACATTTGCACTCACAAGGACTTTGAACCAAAGGTTAGTGCAGATACCTACCAAATATTAAACAGTAAGGATATACAGCCTTATAAGGGCTTAGACGATGAGTTTTGGAGTGAGTTCCTACACATCTTTCACGTGTACTACAACACCAAACCACCAAAGTACATTGGTTTCTGTCACTACAGAAGATACTTCAGCTTCCTGGACAATATACCAAACTTTGATGAAATCTTTAAGAATAACGATATTATAGCAGCAAACCCAATTAAATTTCAAGTCAGTTGCAGAGACCAATACGCACACTGTCACAACATCAGAGACTTGGAGATTATAGAAGATATAATAAGAACCAAGTACCCTGGTTACGTTGAAGGGATGGAGAATTTCTTAAATGGTCAATACTTCTTTTCGTGCAACCTGGTGATAATGAAACGTAAGGACTTTAGAAAGTGGGTTGAATTCGTTGATGGTGTAATGACAGAGTTTCTTAATAGAATTGGAACTGACATTAATAAACGAATAGAAGAGAATAAAGAAGACTACTTAAAAGGTGGCTATCCAAATAACACAGTTGACTACCAATATAGGTTAGGAGGTTATATTACAGAAAGACTTACCAATATCTTCTTGTTCTCCAGCTTTGAAAAGATATACACCTACGATTTAATTTTAACAGAAAACAAGTATTAAAATCGAATTTTTTAAAAGTTGCAGATATTTATTAATAGATAAATGAATTGTTCTTAGTTATTTTTTCTGAGGGTAGTATCATTTCTTTTTATTATTCTGTTTTCCGATACTACCCTCTTTGTTAAGAGTCATAATTTTTATTTAAATATTTATTTTTTATTATTATTTATCTCCTTATTGTCTGTGAAGATAGTAAGGAGTTTTTGTTTTAAGGCGTTTTAAGCGTCTCTAATCCATTTGTGGACAGTTATACCACTCACAACAAACAAACGCCTTGTAGGGCTTTAAAATAACCTCTATAGCCCTATAGTGACACCTTACCTCCAAAGCCTAAGTTAGAAATCTACATTTTGTAAAGAATTGAC